ACTCAACAACGAATCGACGGCGGCCTCGACTGGGCGAACCGGTTCGCGGTCTGGGGCGTCTATGTCAACCCAGGAGCCCGGGGAGGTCAACCAGTTGGGGTCGGTTGCCGCGGGTTTCTGATATTTGACGACGGGATCTTGCACTGGGCGGGCACCGCAGTCCCACAACCGTTTGGACACGAATTGCAGATAGTCGACCGGCAGGACGAGCTGCGCCCCTTTCATGTAGGGCATGGCCACCAACATCCACAGAAACGCTTGATAAGGGTTGTCGGGGTCGCAGTTCTCTTTGGTGGGGAATCCGTGTGTGAATGGGGCGAAGTCGGCGGGTAGGGACGGGGCGGTCATTTACCAAACTCCTAAATCGTGTAAACCGGCAATGAGCCGTTCTATGCGTCCAAGGGCGCGTTGGGCGGGGTCTTGCCAGATCCGTTCGTCACCGATGTTGATGGTCCATTCCGGTGGTGTGTCCGGTCCCCATCCGAGGTCGAGGCGGCGGCAGCGGTCCATGTGAATTTTGTTGTCGGCGGCCAGGACCAAACCGACACGGTCGTCGAGGAAGAAGTGTCCGTCGCCGTTATCCCCTACTAGGTAGGGGCGGCCATCAGCGACAGACACTTTCCACGACAACACCGTTTTGGTGGCCCACAGGCCCGCACGAAGCACCATCAGCGATGAGATGGTGTAGGCCTTCCCGGCGCCCTCTTGGAAGTAGGAGAACAGGCGGTCCCAGCCGGTGTTGTTGGCACGCTCGTTTGACTTGTAGCTTTGCCAAGCCAGAATCGTGTCCTCGTAAAGCGGTGCCAACAAAGTATCCAAAGTTCCGCCCAAAGAACCGATCTGAATCAGGTTTCCGAGGACGTCCCCGATTGCCTGGATAGTTGCACTGATGGTCTCGTTTACACCTGGGGCGCTGTGTCCCCCCACCGATACCTGGACGCCTTTGGTGGGTGAGTAGATCCACGACGATGTCTGTATCGGGGATGTTTCACCCTCGTAGAAGATGACATACGGTTTCGTGCGGTCGGTGTACCGCTTGTTCACTGAGAAGTAATCGGACGGGGTTGAGGCGTCGGCGATCAGCTCTTGGGTGGAGTCAAGGAAGTCGTCGGCGAACTGGTTGATGGTGCGCTTGAGGCCGTCGAAGATGTTGCCGCCGTGCGAGGTGCCGATTTCCACACCGGACTTGTCGACGAAGTCAATGACCAGAGTTCCGTAGCGCAGGTCTGCGCCAGCCCACGGTAGTTCGTCGCCGGGAAGATAGCGTCGCACGGTCACCGAGATTTCTGAGTCCTCGAGCATGTAGTGGGCCATGTCGTGGAAGTTGGCCCACCGTGAGGTGGCTACGGACCACACGACACCGGACTGCATGGCGTGGATGAATGATTGCGGGGCCACGACGGTGTGCCACTGCGACATGTCTAGGCCCATAGACACCCAGTTATCCAAGTCCATGGGGTCGTCAGGCCAGGTCAAGAACGGATTGTGTTCGCGCCAGATTGCGAGAAAAAGGGTAAGACGCAGCACCCATGTCACTGGCCCGGCGAGGAGCCACGCCCTGGGAAATTGGAAGGCATCCGGCAGGAACGGGTTGGGGACGACCGGATACCACTTGACTTTTTCGTAGTCGTGAACCCAGTCGACGACCAGGACGCGGTCGCCGTCGCCGCGCTGCTCCACCGAAAACTTGTCCAGAATCCCGGACCAGCGGGCGCCGCAATAATCAATGGTGATTCCCACGGTTCGGCCTTCGCCGCGGTCCATGCGGCCCTGGTAGTCGTAAATCCATTCCGCTATCGGAGAGTCGAACGGAAACTCAGTTTGTCCTGGGCCGGTGTCGTTGGAGATCCACGAAAACTTGGCCGAATACTCCGAACCCATGACGTGTTGAAGGTTCCACTCTGCGTCCCAGATACGACCGACAGGTTGTTGGCGTCGGATGCGTTCTTCAACCAGTTTTTGTGTTTCTACGGCATCCCAAATGGTGTCGCACAGCGCATCCCCGGCGGTTTCGCCGAACATGAACGGCAGAGTGACCGGCATCCGGTCCTGAGGAACATAAAAACCTGTTCCGCTCACGAACCTGACCAGCCGTAGGCGCGAATCCACACCTGGCCGTCGCCGCCCTGGCCGCCCTCACCGATCAGAGGCCAGCCGCCGGCACCGCCACCGCCCGGATGGTTACCGCGGTTACCGGGCTTGTTTTCGCGTTGGGCGCCCGGATAGTTTTTGCCGTTGAACGACAGGTCGCCAAGTTCTTCACCGTAGACGTGGGCTGCGTCAATGCCGCCCGCACCGCCAGCCGAGGTCATGGTGGTCATGCCCGAAGCGGTGACCGATGACGTTCCGCCGGCCACACCGTTGATGCCTCCGAAACCATCACCTTTGGTGGGGGCTTCGTAGCCGATGCCGCCGCGGCCACCCGCACCGACCACACCCTTGATGTAGGAAGTGGACCACGGAATGTCCACGCCACGAATCACCGTCTTGTAATGGAACGTTGATGCCGAGCCGCCCGAGCCGGTGATCAGTGCGCCGCCGCCCTCACCGCCGCCACCACCACCGACCACAACCAGGTCGAGGCGTTCGCACCAATCCGGGATCTTAAACTCATAGGAGCCCGGGTAGGAGAAGCGTTGTGTGTAGTCCTGCGGAGACACCGAATTGAGCACACTGACCGCTTCAAGGCCATAGGGCCGCGACCATGTGCGGGGTTGAATCAACTGCACCGTCGCCCCGCCCACATGGCCGCTGTAGGACACCGGAAGATCGGTTTCCGGGGTATAGGGCGGGATGGGAAATGTGAAAATCTTGGCGGCGCCCTGCTGACCCAAAATGTTGGTGTTGTTCAAATCCCGGTACATGAGCTGCGACCGGTCCAGGTCGATAACAGCGCCGCCATTACCGGTCGTGACGCTGATACCGGTGATGTAGCGGTCGCCCTGATCCCCGCCGGGAACGCGCTCGCCTGGGTCGCCCACCCACTGGAAGTCCGGGAGTGTCCATGTTGCGGGGGTCAAAACCCATTTGTGCCACATCACCTGGTCGGTCGGATTCGATACCGTCACCGTCCCGGACGCCGACGTGGCACCCGAGGTGAACTCTGATACGACGTTGTCCTCGTACCACATGGGTTTTGCGGCCCGCAGCTTCATAATCAGGTTGCCGTACTGCTGCTGAATCGGATCAATGTTCGAGTTGAAATCAGGCTGCTCATACATGAGCACATCGAGCTTGCGCGTACCGGATAGTTCGGTGACAACCTCGATGGTGGTGGCCTTCGGGGTTTCCGACCACGGATCATCCTCATAGAAGAAGATCTGTCGGAACAACGATTCGTTCCACTCGAAACTGTCCAACGTGTCGACGATGTGGAAGCCCAGCTCCATGTCCCGTTGCAGACGCTTCACAGCCTTCTGGGTGGAACCGACCTGGAATGCGCCAGTCTTCCACGTCGACTTGATGGGGGCGTCGTAGATGCCTTGCACCTGGCCGGCCGCCAACCACACACCTTCAACACCGGCGTCCTGGCCGTGAACATGAAAGACGGTATTGCTGCGTCGAATTCTGATAGCGACGATGCGCGGATCAGCCATTAGGGACCGGGCCTGTTCGTGTACTGCATCTGAGCCAACCTGCCTTGCTTGTTCAACTCACGCCCCAGCGAATCCACGTCCTGGGTGTAAATGTTGTCCACTTTGAAGATGGGTTGCTGTCCTGGAGGCGGGGATTCCGGTGTCGCCAACTGTGTCGACAGAAAAGAATTGGCATCCGAAATCATGGGGTCGACCGGCTGCTGACCGATGCTTCCCATCATTTGATCAATTGGCCCGGGGGCGGCACCCATACCGGTTCCGTGTTCTTTGGTGGTCGGGTTAACCATTGACCCCGGTGCGGCGGCCTGCTGCGCCCCACCGGACATCAGATTTCCGAGCGCACCCGTGATTTGTTGTTGCGGCACGAACCCGGTGTAATCGGCATTGAGCCACCGCGGTTGGCCGAACGGGGTGAGCTGTTGCAGCACCGAATCAGCCAAGATGCCTGCGATGTCGAAACCGTAGGTGACACCGCGCTTGGCTGCGTTGGTGCCTAAACCGATAGCAGTAGAGGCCAAAGCTCCAGCTTCGGGGTTTCCGACTGCGGCACCGCCAAGGCTGCCGGCTGTTGATGCCGCCGAAGCCGCCTGGTCGATAAGACCGTTGATGACTTCGCCACCCATATCGATGGCGCTGGAAAGTGCGGAACTTCCCGCTGCGGCGGTCGAACCGGCAGCGGCCGGGATAGCGCCCGCGGTTCGCATGTCCTGCAACTGTGACTGGGTAAATACCGCTTCGGGCTGACCGGTGTTGTTAACCGCTTGGGTGACACCGGGTTTGAGCCAGCCGCCCGAGTCGTAGCCGACACCGCGACCAATTTGGAACGGGGCACCGTTCTGGTCCATGCCATAGCGTTTGGTCACGTAGTCCAGGGCGGCGGCGATCTGAGCGTTGGGGTCGGTGTATCCGCCACCGGAAATGTTGTGTGAAGCGAATGTTGATGGCAGGAACTGCAACAGGCCGGTGACGTGTTGCTTTCCGCCACGTCCGTTGGAGTCGTTGGGATTGTCGGCGCCGGGGTTGCCACCAGATTCGGTTTGAATCTGCCGAATGAGGGCGTCTTCCCATGCTTTGGTGTTTTTGATTCCTAGCTGAGGTCCGTACCGGGCGATCGCGCTCTGTACCGCAGGCCGCCAGCCCTCGGCTCCGCCAGCTCCGGTGAAACCATTTCCACCGCCACCCACACCAGGGACACCAATACCGGGAACCAGTGCGCCATTTCCGGCGCTACCGATCATTGAAGGCTTAGGGCCACCGAATACTCGAGCGCCGGGCTTATCTGAAGGATTGGGTTCGGCTGGGAAGGCATTTACCGCGCCAGGGATTCCGAACCCAGGAGAGAACAACTGATTTGTGGCGTTCCGGCCAGCCGGCGTCTCATTGCCGCCCAAGCCATTCATTGTTGAGTCGAATGACGCGCCACCGATGATTCCGCCTGCGGCGATGAGTGCCGCGGGAATGGCAATACCGGCCAAAGCTGCGCTTATTGCGCCAGCTCCCAAAGCTGCATCGGCAGGAAGGGTCACCGTCAACAACGTTGATATTGACTTCAGCGTCGTAATCAGGCCAAGGACGCCCTCAATGGTTTTCCAGGCCGCGAAAGCTGCAACGACGGTGGTAATACCGCCGGGGATGCTGTTGATGCCTTCTAAGATCTTGCCGACGACCTCAACAACTTTTCCAGCGGCGTCTTTGGCATCATTGAAGAAGTTTTTGATGTCTTCGCGGTGTGCTTTGATCCAATTATCAAGTTTGTTCAGCGCATCGGTGATGCGGTTGATCGCATCTTTCATGCCCTCGGTCGGGTCGCCAGAATCTCCACCGAATACCGCGGACAGGAAATCGGCGCCGATGCGGGCGATAGCGGTTTGCATTTGGTCGATGGACCCCTGCAACGTGTTGCCGAGTCCTTTGGCCATTCCGCCCGCATGGCTTTCGATGCTCTGTTGGAGCATCTGCATGGTGATTTCGCCCTTTTGCTGCATCTTGTCGAACTGGTCAGATGTCAGGTTGTAGGACTCAGTGATCCAGGATTTGGCCGGCAGACCGGCTTCCATCAACTGCATCATTTCTTCGCCGGTCAGCTTGCCCTTGGCTTGGACCTGGTTGAAGATCAGGCCCATGCGGTCGATACCGACCCCGGCGAACCCGGCAGCATCAGCCACATCGGTCATAAACCGTTTGATGTCAGTGACACCGGCACCGATGGCTTGTGTTGCCGTAGAGAAGGCTTGATCGAGGGCGAAAGGTGTTCCGGTCACCGAGTCGGTGACCGTTTTGACGATGTCGGCGATTTCCTGGGTGGACTTGCCGAGCCCTTTGAGCTTGTACTTGGCCGAGTCGATGGTCAGGAGTCGGTCGAAGCCTTTAGTGAGAGCTAAACCTGCGCCGGCCACACCCGCCCCGACAGCAGCGGTCAAACCGAGTGACAGACTTTTTCCCGCCATCATCCCGATGGCGTTCAGTGCGCCACCACCGCTCAGTTCTTGACGCCACCGCGAAATAACGCCACCGAGGCCGACACTTCCGGCGCCCTGGGCGAAGCTGTGACCGAATTGCACACCGGCTTCCCGGGCCCGCATCCCACCGACAACACCTTTGCCGATGACCTGGCCGATACGGGCACCGATGCGGTCCAGTTTCGTGTCCGGGATGCCGGCCATGATGTCCTGGTCGGGCCGCCACCCATCCTTCATCGCCTTCGATGCCGACGCCGAAATCCGCTTACCGATATCGGTTCCGACTACGTCAGCGTTTTTACCGCTACCTTCAAGGGCCGACTTGATCTGCGACTCAAGCTTTTCTGTGTTGGCCCATACGGACACATAGGCGCTACCGAGTTCAGTTGCCACCCTGTGTCCTTTCCATAGATTTCTTCAACGCTTCTTTGCGTGCTATCAAGTCGTCACCTGACTGCGGGACCGAGCCCTTCACAGCTTTGGGTTTATCCAAAGGCCGTTTGACTGCCTGTGGTTTGTCGCCTCGGCCGCCGCCGCGCTGCCAGTTGCCCCACTGAATCGCGGTGAGAACAGCACCCAGGAAATCAATTTCCGGTGTCCACCACCACGACTGGGGATGTTTTACCCGGTAGAACGCCGAATCGGGTGTTGGCGGAATGTTGGTGATGAAATCCCGCAGGTCGCACCAACTGAAAGCTTCGCCGATATCGTCTAGCCGATACGACGTCATGGTCATCAAATCAAAATTGATGGCCCCGCCATGCTCATCTAGGAGCTGGTCGAGGCCACCAATTCCCCCACAGTGATCGTGGAGCCTTCTTGGATTCGTTCGGCGATCTGCTCAAGTTCAAACAGATGCAGTTTTTCGACCACGGCCAGTTCGTCCTCGGTGACAAAGGGTTTCAGCATCGCCAACACCACCTCAATACCGCGGTCCTGCGGTGACAACGGTTCACCGTCATCACCTTTCTTCTCATCGAGGGCGGCCAGGGCGGCGTTAAGCTCTTTGAACTGTTCCCTGGTCATGCAGTCAAACCGCGGAACCGTGAACTCAACGGGTGTGCGACCTTTAACCGGGTCACCGTTCTCGTCGAAGGCATACGCGCCGTTGGCGTCGACCGGTAACACGATTTCAATTTTCGCGGACTTTCGGTTTGCACCGATGATGGGTTTAGCCATGATGGGACGGACCTTCCTTTGTATGACATGACGGAACGGGCTAGGTAAAACGGGGCTCTGGTGGGTGGCAGGCCCGTCCCAAGTCACCACCCACCAGAGGGTCAGTTACGACCCGGCGGCGTGGCCGGCGTCGAAGATGTACTCGACCACGGCTTCTGCGTTACCCGATGCCGGCTTGTAGCAGTCGATGGTGATGGTGTACTTGAGCAGGTCGGTGTGGACGTAGGAAATGTCACCCACATCGACGACAGCGCCTTCCTGGATGACCAGTCGGCGGGTCTTGTTGCCGTCCACGGTGTGAACGACGAACGCGGACCGGGGAAGCTGCTTGGACCGGTGGTTGACCTGAATGGTGCGGTTACCGGCACCATCGGTTCCCAGGGTGACCGAGGGACCGAACACGGTCTCAAGGACGTCGGGGTCGGTTTCCAGCAACGACAGCTTCAGGGATTCGGCGTACTGACCCTGCGTGGTCTTCACGAGGTCGGAGCCGAAGGCGTAGTGCTTCTTGACGTCCCGGTTGGTGGAGACGGTGATGCCCTCTTCGCCGAGCCAGCCGTGATCTACGAACAGCGAGTTCAGTGGTGTGGTGGCGTTGGTGGGAAGGGTGGTACCCAGCGGTGCGCGGTAAAACACACCACCGGAGTCCGGGCGGGTTGGCGCCCAGATGATGGATGAATCTGGCATGGTTTTGCCCCTTTCAGGCGTCTGGGACGGGCACTGAATGGGTTATGAAATTTGGATTTTCAGTTGTATATGCAGTTGTTGTTCAGTTGTTTTATGACGCCGTCGTTGTCGACAGGGACAGATCGCCTGTGAACTGCCAGCGATCTAAGTCGATGATCTGCGGGTGCGGAAAATCGACCGGGCCTTGCTCGTTGGACCAGTTCCGCACCCACACACCGTCCACGATGGTGGAGATGGCGTTGCGTAACGCCGCCCTGGCGGTCGCCGTCATGGCTTCCACCGTTTCGGTGTCCGGCCCGAAACACTCAATGAGAAGTCGGGCATGGTCGGTGATCGGGTCGTTTTGGTAGCCGCCGATGCGTGAAACCTGCACGAATCGGGCGGGCCGATGTTTCGGCATCTTCGCCGAAACCAGTGCGTACTGACCGAACCCGGCCGCCAAGATGGTTATAGCGGTTTTGACGGCCGGCTTGTTTGTCTTGTAGATGGTCACTTAGCGCCACCTAAAGCCCGCAACAAGGTGTTGTGGATTGCGTTGTGGCGGATAGCGTGCGGGGTGACCGCAGCCACCGACACACGCCACCGACCCAACGTTCCATTTGGCTTTCCTGGCTTGGACCGGATGGCATATCCGGGTGCCAAGTCGCGCGGTCCGTTCAACTTCAACGAGCTGTTGGCGGTATCGGCAATGGTGTGCCCGACAGCCTCTAACATGCGTGCCGTGGAATCCCAGTACCGAATATCTTTCTTACCTTGAGCGCTGATTTTGAAACGAACCTCGGCCATCAGGTGTTGTAAAGATTTTCAAAGTCTGGCCACACCGCGGCCGAGCTGTCGGATTCCGAAACCAACTGAACCTGATTCATGCCGCCCGTCCGATACGGGTTTAACCGCATCTTCTGAGAATTGGTCAACCACGGACCTTCCGTGGTGGCCGATTCGACACCGACATGCACTGACGCCGTTTCCGACGATGTGCGATACCCGGATGCGTCGTAGTCAGCGATGTTGATCGACGGCTTCGTGAAGATAGCCACCACCATCGACGCTGCGACACGGGTCACCGCACCAGGAACTGGGTCGATGGCCGGGTCGATGCCATAGCCGATGATCAGATCGTCGGCCTGGTCCAGCAGGTTCGCCACCCGCCCGGATTCCGCCGACGTGAGCGACCGCCCGAGAGCAGCCGTCACGTCGGCGGAGCTAGCGAAAGACACTAGCTACCCGAGTTCACCAACGCCGCAACCGGCGTCTTGTTGGTGCCAATCGAGGTGGCGGACTTGCCCAGCACGTAGGCGTAACGTGCCTTGAAGCGCAGCGCGATCATGTCGCGTTCCGCCAGGTTCAAGGAACCGACCGTGGCCTGATCCAAGAACTTCACGGTGATGTCCTGACGGACACCGATGCGGACACGGCTTGAGTCGGCCACGATGGCCTGCACACCAGCGCCAGTCCAGGC